CGAAAGCTATCTTACTGAAGCGTTGGTTCTCTGATGGCTTTAATCCTTGAAGAATAGGAATCTCTTGAATGATACGTAGAGTAAATGTAGAGAAGTCATCCGATCTATTCTTACTGGCTGATACAACAAGTATGTTCTTAGATGGGTCTAGCAGTAGTTGATGTACTACATACGCACTACATACCCAGGACTTACCTACACCACGGAACGCCATGATTAACGATCTCTTCGGACCGTGTTGCATGTACTCCGCTATATCGTATTGAAGCGGTGTAGGGTCTGGTAGATTAAGGTGTTTCCAAACTAGGTATAGAAAGTTTCTAAAGTCCTTGAGCTTGGGCGGTATCTCGATGTTGTTCTTCTTCAAATGGTAATGCGTCTATCTGACTGTTTAACGCTTGTAAGGGTGTCCCTAAGCCACTGTCCATAGTAACATTGTTATCCTTAAGGAACTGACGAGCACCGTTAAGTAGAGCAGCGTTGTACTCCCCGTGTTCGTCCATCATATCTATACTGTTCCTATATGCGTCTGCAATCTTGTCGTGCAGTTTACTTCCCTCTTTATGACTGAGCATAGTGTTATAGTAATAAAGGTTGTTATCTTTGTAAACAAAAAGAGGCGGCTCCTAAGAACCACCCCTTTAATGTATGATATGAGTAAACTTATCCTTTTAATTATCTCTCGGTATTTCTTCACTGTGATCACCTAGTCCATTCATATTATTGAGTATCCTAGTGATCCATGTGTTCAAAAGAGCGGATGAGCTGACACCGAGTTTATTAGCGATGCCAGCCACATCCTTCTTCTGTGACCGTTTGAGACGAAAAGATATAGATGACATATCAACTTTTTTCTCTTTCGTACTCATTAGGTGTTATTAATTCAATTAGGCCATTGCAGCTGTGAAGTCAGCTAATGATCCAAGGTTGTTACCGTCTCCAAGAACAACGTCGTTTGCTTTAACGTCGATCAAGGAAGCAGATGAGTCGTCTCCACTGATGTCAGTAGAAGTAGCACCGGCTGAAGTTTTGTAGAAAGCAAACTTGTCTTCACCTTCGTCGTATACAACAGCGATGTTTCCGTCGTCGGAAGAACCACGCTCAATGATGAAACCAGCGTCGTTACCGTTGTTAGCTCCGCCAGCAGCTCCGTCATTAAGAAGCATGATAGCGTCAGTAACTTGGGAGTTGGTTGTTTCGATGGAGGTAGTTGTACCTTGAACAGTTAAGTTACCGCTAAGTACAAGATTAGTTCCGCTTACATCTCCAGTGAAGGAAGCTCCACTAAGGTTAGCTTTGGCAGTATCAAGAGCAGACTCAGCAGCACGGGCAGTCGAAGCTTCAGCAGTAATGTTAGCCTGAAGAGTAGTGTCAGCAGATGCACGGGCAGTAGCTTCACCACTAACAGCAGCAATACGAGCAGTTTCTTCAGCGTCGATATTTCCTTGTAAGGTTGTATCAGCGGATGCTCTAGCAGTTGCTTCGTCAGATATGTTTGTTTGAAGCGTGGAGTCAGCAGATTGACGTGCAGTCTCTTCAGCATCAATGTTGCTTTGGAGGGTAGTATCAGCACTGGCTCTTGTGGAAGCTTCACTTGTGATGTTGCTTTGAAGAGTTGTGTCGGCGGATGCACGAGCTGTTTCTTCAGCGTCAATCTCAGCTTGTAAAGCGGAATCAGCAGAGGCACGTGAGCTAGCTTCAGAAGCGATAGCGTCAGCGTTAGTTTTGATTTGTCCGTCAAGAGCTTCGTCGGCTCCAACTAATGAACTTACCGAAGTAATGTAGTTAGTGGAGGAGTTAGCGGAGTACGAACCACCAGCACCAAGACCAGCACCACTTTGAGTAGCGTCAAGTTCGGATTGTATAGCGGAGTCAGCGGATGCTCTGCTGCTTGCTTCACTGTCAATATTACCTTGTAAGGTAGAGTCAGCAGACGAGCGGCTTGAAGCCTCACTGTCGATGTTAGCTTGAAGGGTCGAATCGGCACTTGCACGGCTAGAAGCTTCAGCAGTGATGTTCGACTGGAGAGTAGCCTCAGCGGCTAACGCTCTTGTTTCTTCTGCTGCAATAGCAGATTTAGTCGACTGACCGATTTGATAGAATATGGATGATGTATCTGGCATATTAGTATGTGTTTAGTTAGTGATTATAAAAAAAAAATCAATGTGTTAAGCAGTACCATCTGAAACAATCTCCGTCCAAGCAGAGCCGTCCCAAATGATAACTTTATTAGTGTCCGTCTCAAAGTAAGCCTTACCAGCAGCTGGCGAAGCGGGACGGGTGGATGATGTAATTAAGTCTAGTTTAGCCATGTCTTATAGTTCCTCCTCTGGTGCGGTCCAAGCTTCTCCTGATAATACAGTAAGCATAGCTGAGTGACTCAGTGTGTCTTTACCGTACAAGCATCGAGGTTTAGGTCCTTCGTATTTAACAAAGGTTTCATCCCCCGCTACGTTGTATCTTAGTGTATCTTCTGAAGTTTCAAGTACGTCGTCAAAGTTGACGGATGAAACATCAGAAGCGTTTATTATAACATATTGTCTATCGCTCATAATTATTAAGGAGGGTTAGCTAGGAACGTCTGATGAGAAGGTAGGACCGTTAGTGAGTGTGGCATCAGATGCTGCACTTCCTTGGTCTGTTATGGTAGTACCTGTAGCGTCGTCGTTATCTCCCATCCTCCACCAGTGTGCAGGGCCAGTTGAAACAACACTAGTGTCACCCAAATTAACAGCACCGTTACCGCTATTATAAATATTAGCTACATCAGCGGATACATCGGAAGTCCAAGTTGCTACCTCATCTATCTTTCCGTCGAAGTAATAAAATCCATTAGCCCTAGTTCCTATTTTAGAAGAGGAACCCCAATAATTCGGAGCAGTCGGAATAGTACCTGCGGCTGTATTACCTACCTGTGTGCCATTTAACCATATATCGTAACCAGCGGAACCTGAATTAGTGGTGGATGAAGATAACCACGAAACAAATAAATGATTCCAGGAAGCTGAGATTGTTGCGGTATTACTTGTGTAAGCAAATCCTCCTAGCCCTCTATAAATAGTAATAACTTCATCAGTAAATGTGCTAGTAACGCTACCGAGTGCGATGTAATGAGAAGAAGCTACTGTGCCTAATAATACCCGACCAGTAGATGAGGAGCTTATACTAGAGTCAGGTTTGAACCACATCGACAAAGAGTAAATATTGTCAGTAGCTGTTGTAACAGCCGCGTACTCATTAGTACCGCCTAGGTCTATGCTGTGTGCGTTAGCAAAGCCAGCACTAAATTCATTAGCAAATGTCCTCCAAGCTCCGCTATCGTATACTATGACAGCACCTGCATCGGTACTACCTGCTGCTTTTAAATACAACTCGCCATTCTTAGCAAGTCCGTTAGTTACTAGCGAAGATTGTTCGCTGTCGTTTATTACTGTTATATCACTCATTATTAGCTGTTGTTAAAGATTTGCCAGTCACTGCCGTCAAATACATAAAGCTTCGTAGAGTCGCTTCCGTACATGATCGTACCTGTGTCGTCGCTAGTTCTAGCCGTTATGTTTGAAGCTGTGTCTACTGAAGGAGCAACGGTCTCTTGAGGGAAGCCCAGTATAGACTTTAAGAAGTCTGTAACTGCGTCCGTCTTGTTTACCTTTTCGTCCAACTTCGACTTAACAGTTGTTCCTATTTGTTGAAGTATGTTAGCCATCGTTTGTAATTTTTATGTTAGTGGTTATTGATTGTCAAAACTATTAAGAAGATACCCAACCTGACTCAGTAAATACATACAATTTATTAGTATCAGTGGCAAAAGCCATAGTTCCTAATTCATCATCTGTCCTTGCTTGTATATTACTTTCGGTGTCTAAAATTGCCTTACTCGTACTAGTAAGAGATATTAGTAAATTTCTAACACTTTGTCCCATTTGATACCATACACTCATATCTTGTTTTGCTTAATTGGTTAACTGTGACACTTGTTAGTAAATCACGGATCACCTGTCAAGCCTTCAATAAATTCATCGTAATCTCCTACCTCTTCCTCACGAGCATCTAAGAAGTAAGGTAAAGAGTTCCAGGCAGTCGTGCCGTCGCCTATCTTAATTCTATTACGGTAGGAGTCTAACTCAATAGCTATCTCACCTTCTAGAAGAACGGGGTTCTGTGATGTCCATTCAGTACGAGTTCCTCTTCTTAATTGTATACGTTTAGTAAAGCTAGGCATCAGGTTGTCCTCCGTCAAATATATCAGTGTCTTCTAAAACTGGTCCACCTCCGTCAATAGTAACAAAGAATGGATCGCTCTCTAAGGATGTTACTTTAGTTTGTAGCTCTGTTGCTTTCTCTTTGTTCTCTTTTGCAGTAGCCGAAGAACCAGCAGCAATAGTACGTTGTTGAAACGCTAAAGGATTAGGACGAACAACAGGTCTTCTGGAAGGTCTAGCCATACTAACACTTCCACCTACGCAACGCTAAAGCCTTACGAGTAGGACGACCCTTACTGTCTTTCATCGGTCCTTTGTTACCGCTCATACGAGCACAGAAAGAACGCTTACGTGGACCACCGCCGGGCTGTGGAGCCTTCAAGTTAGAGCCAGTAGCTTTATTATACTTAGCTCTACCCTTCGCAGTGAGTCCGCCTTTCTTGCTTTTCTCACCTCTGCCTATCGACAAAGATACACTCACTTCTTCTTCTTCGGAAACCCACGCTTCATATTAGCGTAAGCCTTTGGTGTGATCGTTGACTTCTTCTTGCTACGGCTAATGCCTAAGCTCTTACGTTTATTAATGTTTTTATATAGACTCATTTCTTAATTAATATCTCCATCATGCGGTCAAGTTTGTTGTGCATCTCATTGATTGCAGTTTCAACTTTACCTATTCTACTTTCAACAGCAGCGTCTCTTTCTCGTTGTGTCGCTAACTCTACTTCTATCTTTGTAAGTCGTTTATCACCAACGTCTAGGCGTGTAACTATTCGTTTGATAACCCACCCTATTAAGCCAAAGGCTACAACAATAAAGGTGTTAATGAAGTCAGCAACAGAGTCGATCATCGCTTATGTTTTAATAATGTAGTTAAGGATGATGGTGGGCTGGACATTGTTGTGGGCGGAGGACGCGTCTTGTGCACCACCTGTTACTCCCTGTGTTTGTGTAACATAAGTAAAAGCCGGATCACCCGCCGCACCATTAGTATTAGAGCTACTACTCCCCCCTCCGTGCGTGTGTTCGGGTAGTCCCGATTCTGCGGATGTTAGTAGGTGTTCCTTTGTATCAGCGATTAAACCATTATCTTCACCAAGCGTATCAGCAGTCGCACCTAATAAACTTTCACCCAATCCAGCAACAACTCGTCCACGAAGGTCAGGAAGATTGAAGGTAGTAGAACCGTCACCAATACCGTAAGTCGTTCCGATAACAGAAAACAAAGCAGCTTGAGCTGTCCTATTAACTGCCGACCCGTCGCACAACGCATAACCAGTAGGAGCAGCACTACCAGCAAAAGCAGACACAGTTCCTGTTGGTACAGTCTGTAAGTTCGTACCGTTTACTTTGTAGTCACCTGTGATGTTTAAGTCACCAGTTACGTCTAGTGCGTGTGTTGGGTCAGTAGCTCCTCCTATCCGCACCTTACCGTCAGCTAATACTTTAATAGCCGTCACAGAACCCGGATCGCCAGTGTTAATTACTACTCCCTGCTTTCCGTGTATATCTAAAGTTGAAGTCCCCACCAATACACGGCCATCGTAGTCGTCAGATGATGGTGATTTAAAATCTATATAACCGCCGTCTGGACCCCCTACTTCAATACCACCAAAACCATTATTACCCCCAGTTGAAGTAACAATTAAGTTGTTAGTAACTTCTAAATCAGTAAAAGAAGTTTTATCAGATGTAACAGCACCGTTGGCTAACTTAGCATTTGTAACGCTACCATCCACTAAAGAGTTCGTACCTACTGTACCTGCAATGGCTACTCCAAACCCACGCTGTATAACAACTATATCTTCACTACCTGTCATGTTAGGTATGATAGTAAGTGTATCAGTACTTGGGTCTACGGTGTACTCAACGGTTGGTTCTTTAATCAGTCCGTCGATACTTACTTCATAAGCTGTATCTCCTAAGACTTCAGCACCTGTAACAGTGTATGTATTATTAGTACCTGATATAGCAGAGAATACCCACTTGAGTGGAGGCTGTGTAGCACCTGTAGATACCTGAGCAACTTTGTTATCTAAGTAGGATTTTGTAACTGCATCCGTACTATCAACAGCTGTACCTACATTCTTTATACGTTTAGTCTTAGCGTCCCACTCTGTACCGCCGTTTTCAATCTGTAACGATTGGTCGTTCAGCTCTGCAATCTCTTCAGCTAAGTAACGGTTGTGTCGATAAGATAAGTCTAACTCAGCTTCCGTTAATACAGAACCGTTTACAAAGTCTACGAGGTTTTCATTAGGAGCACTACGTCGTCTTACACGTACAGCAGCCGCAGCACTTAGTCCTGTATCAAGTACAACTTTAGCGGTAGGTGTAGCTACTACAGTAAAGTCAGTAGTGTCTACGCCGTCAATTTCTACTTTGATGTGTTCGTCTTCGAGATAAGGGAAAGTAAACGTAAAGTCCGTTTGCCCTTGGGTTCCTGGGTGGTCTATGTATGTGACAGCCATGATGATATATTATTAATTATTGAGAGAGAAGAGCAAGTATTATTGGTCGTACACAAACTTTTCAACAGGTCCTTCAACGTCTTTCTTTCGTCGTTTAGTTTTAGATGTTTTTTCTTTTCTGGTAAAGCTCAACCAAGAATCACCATCTTCATTAACAAAGTTTTTATATTTACTGTCTTCTTGCATGACCTCCCAAAAGTGATTACGGTATTCGTTTATCTTATCTTTTATGAGTTGAGACCTAGATTGTTCACCTTCTAAAGGTTCCCCATACTGTACGGCTTCTTTATAATCTTTTGATTTAATTAGTTTACTCAAAGCATTCCTCAATGTTAATTGCCTTGTGTCTCTACCTACAGTAGTTGGTTTTCTTTTATTAGAGATCAAATCAGCGAACGCTTGGAATAAGGGGTAATCGTTAGATTTGTTTCTAAACTTACGCATATCTATATTACCTTTAGAATAAAAAGACTGGTATCCAAATTTCTCATTAAAGTTAGCTATAGTTTTCATAACAATATCATCCTTCATTTCAGATACATATATAGGACTAACTAATCCGTATAACCCCTCGTTAGTGTATTTACGCTTAACTTTCTCTCCTAACATATTACGCTCAATACGCTGAGTATCCATACCCACCTTAACTTTTAAACGCTCAACGAATCCTATAGAGTATTTTTGGTACTCCTCATTTATCTCCCCTAATTCCCTTAGAGGTCTTGGCATGAAGCTTCCTAATAAATTAGCAAAGAATGTTTCCAACCTACCCGTCGGGTTTCTTTCATCTAATAAATCAAACATCTCTTTAACTCCTCTAAGGAAGTATTTATCTTTAAAGTTAGTAATAAAAGAAGCCCACACAGTATTAAATAAACTTTGGTATTCTTCGTTAACCTCATCACCGCTAGCTACTAAATGGTGAACCCCATCAGCGTACGCAGATACAATCGTTGAGAAGGGTTCAAACTTACTGTAATCTATCTTCTTACCTCCTATGTAAATAGTATTAGGTCGCCAATCTTCTGTAGCCATTAGCCTTCTTTTTTGGTCAGGCGTTAAATGTGCTCCTGAGCCTGTTATTTGGTTATTTAATATAGGAAGGGTTATACCTGCTGTTACCGTCAAGCCTAGTAATGTATTAGCCGTAGATTCCGCTTTTACCTCTATTGTTTTTAAAATTAAATCTTCTTTCTGTTGTAACAATGAAGCACGATCAGCAATTAGTTTATCTTTTATTTCTTTACTTATAGGTTTAGCTGATAGTCCTTTAGTTAATTTTACTATATGTTTATCTAAGTTTCTTAATCTAATATCAAATTTAGTATTACCTAATCGAGTTACGGCCCAGTATGGCACAGCAGTACCTGGAAATGTATCCACAGTCCACTGAGCTATAGTAGTAGGAGTTTTAATAAAAGAGGTCATCAACCTTGTAAATATTTTAGCAGGATTAATATAAGGATCACTATACACTGTGTTTAATATACCACCCTCTTTACCTCCAGACCTACTCCACCTAGCAAACGTTTTAGCTAATTGAGAAGTCCATTTATCTGCGTAGTCTTGTTGGAATGTAATAGACATAGCTAATTCTTTTACGTCCTCAAACTCCTCGTGCCCTGCCCAAGTTAGTATATCACCATCTTTATTTATAGCTTTATCTGCCTCTTCTTTTACAAACTTCTCTAAAGCATCCCCAGTCATTCCTAGCTTCATTCCCTTCTTCATGCTTTCTGCACGTAGGTTTCTCATCGCTCCTAAGAATAGGAAAGGCTGATCCGCCATACCCATTGCTCTAAAGCTTGCGGAAAACAGGGGGTCAAGTACTTTACCTATTTTAGTAGTTGGTTCACCTATCGCTAAGTCCTCAAAGAACCTTCTTAACCTAGTGCTATTCTCCAACGAATCTACACCATAAGCGTCGTACATTTGTTTTATTTCTTTTTTGTTTTTAAAACTTAACTTCAGTGGGTTACTTAGCATCGATTGCATATCTTCTCCAGCACCAACTAAATCTTCTTCATGCCTTCTTAAATTGTTGGATATAAAAGAGCCGTCTCCTCCCCTTTTAAATGTTTGTTTGAAAACCTGCACAGCATCACCGAACATAGTCCAATATAACGACATAGCTTTTATGTCTTCTAATGCTACATCGAGAGCTTTAATTTCCCTACTCATTCTACCTAATTTCTGTAGCTGCTTTATTGAAGAGTATTCCTTTAAGGCTTTTTGAAAAGGTTGTACTACATTCATTATAGTAGCTGAAGGTATGCCGACCATGTAAGTCTTAACACTCATAAGTAAACCTGTGTTCATCCTCCACTTCTCGATGGCCCTCATTGCTAATTCTACGTTTCCAGTACCCACTATTCCTTGCCTATTCATTTCAGAAAAAGCCCTTAAGAACTCTTGGTTAAATAAGTTTTTAGCAGTTATTTCTTCGTTTTTTAATTTACCAGTAAGTACCTTCCTAGATTCTATAGCTTGTCTTTTAAGTGTTTTAATTCCTTCAGGGTCTGTTTGTATGTTTCGACTCTCTACTTTAAGAAACTCTTTTATTTCTTCTATACTTTTGTCAGACATCTCATCCAAGTCTTTTATCTTCTGACGAAGCGTATATTGTTGGAAGATTTCTTTAGAAGCAAAACGACTTAACACGTCATCTCTAACTGTCGATACTGTGTTAGTTAACTCAACCCTTACTGTATTTAATAAAACTTTCTTCTCGGCTGCACTTAGGTCGGTAACTCTGGTAGATATATCTTTTAATACTTCATCTACTAGTTGCCTTTCTGTTCCGAATTTAACAGCGTCCCTAATTTTCTTTCCTATATTATCTATTTCTTCTTTAAGAAGTTTTTGAACAACCTTGCCTCTATTGGGTAAGCTATCAATAAACCGTTTACTATTAACACCTTCCTTTAAGTCTTCTAATATACCTAAAGCCTTCTTGGACGACTCGGCATCTAAGTTTTTAGCCTTATTAATATCGTTTATTATAACATCGATGGATTGTTTGTACTTATCTGGATTCTTGATTATATCCTGTACGTTATCTAAAGTGCTTTTAACTTTCTTTGCTATAGGTTTGTTAATTTTAATAGCGTCTTTGAGGTTTGTTGAAATCCTATTTGAAAATAAATCTAGTGCTGCTTTGTTCTTAGGTTCAGCCACCCTTAACGTTTTAACAACTTGATCGCTTATTCTTTTTTGGTATCTACCCCATATAGTATTTAAACTATCTTCAACAGTTAAATTAAAAGACTTATCAAGAGCTTGAGAAAGATTACCTGTTTCAGCTACTTCCTCTATAAACTCTATCTCCTTTTTGAAATTATCTAACATCCGGACATCACCTGCTTTACCTGTCTTAACGTCGTCTATTAGTTTCAATAAAGAATCTATGCTATTAAGCTGGTGTCGTATGGCTGGGTTATATTCAAACGGGTTAGTTAAATCTACTTTCTTCTTTCTGAATGCAGCTAACAGCTTACCTGCTATATTTCCTACTCTTGCTCGTACATCAATCAGCTTCCGGTTACGTTTCAGATCGTCCTCGATTCCTACAATTTTATTTTTAATATTCGAGAACTCTTTGCCTACATTAACTTCAGCCCCTGTTCCTATAGCGTCATCTAATTTATTTAAGTCCCCAACCAAGTCGTTTATTTTAGGAGCCATGCGATCACTTAGTTTCCTAGTCTCCCTGACCATAGCTTGTACTTGTTGAGGGAAGTTCTGTTTCCCTTCTATAGCTTGCTCTATTTCCTCTTCTGGTTTTAACTTGGGCTTTGGTTCTTCAACAACTGGAGATTCTATTTTCGGTTTAAGTTTAGGTTTAAATTCTAAATCAAAATCCTCCAACTCAGGTTCCGCTGTAGGTTCTTCTGGTGCTATATCTAACTCTTTATCTTTAGGGTTAATTTCCGCCTCTAATTCTTTCTTGATTACCTCCTCTTCCTCTACGGCTTTTTTTAAATCATCAACAGCTTGCTTAGGATCAGCCTTACCTTCGTTAGCCATTCGCACTTTTTTTAATGCTCTGACTTTGTTCATTTGCGATTTAACTATCCTAACAACTCCAGCACCTGTTAAGTTCAGTAGAGAGCCGTAAACACCTCCCTCGTATGTTTCTTGGAATCTCTTAGCTATAGCTTGCTCGGCCTCTAAATCATCAACATCTGTTCTAATGTAATCAGCTACAGAACCTTTAAGGAATCCTTCAGCCGCTATCCTAGTCCCCTTTATAGCTTTTCTACCTAGCTCACCTCCTTCAATGAATGTCTCTATAGCCTTTCCTGTCTTGGCTATTTTAGGAACCTTAGCTACAGTTGTAACTCCTTTCGCTATGATACCTCCGGGCAACGCAAACGAAGTTAACCAAGATAACATATTAGATGATATATCTTCGACGGCTGACTTAGGGTCTCCTAATAATTCATCTTCTAATTTAGATTCTGTACCTAATGGTATGATCTCATTAACAGTGTTATATAAATCATCAGCTGTTTTCAGTACACTTCTTTTAAGTATTCTGTCGGTCGGTCGTATTGTTTGATATGATTCAAAACCCACCCCTACAGCTTGTCTAACAAACGGATGCCAAAATGGTTCGTCTTTCTTACTGCCTGTTGTTTCTTCTTCCGCTTCGTCTAATGGTTCGGGTTCATCTGATGTTATATCTAACTCCGGGAAATCATCTAAGGGTTGAGTGGCGGTAGTTTCAGGAGGTTGTGCTGGTAAGAATAATTTACCTACTTCGTTATCTTCCTCATCTTCTTCGGTAAATAAAACAGGGAAACCGTCTTCGTGTAGTTTCATTTATTACTTTATGCTTTTAAATAACCCGCCTTGAGCTTCTGCTACCGCAACAATATCTTCCTTAGAAAGAACTCCGAAGACTTTATTCCATGTACTAAACACAGGAAATTCATCTAAGTTTCTTTCAGCTTTAGGAGTGCTAGAGTAAGACAACCATTCTTTCCTTATAGATGCGTATTGTTCGATTAAAGAATCTGCATCCTCGAAGTAAGGGGTTTCTCTATAATCTATGTCTAACACAGTTTCGTCTCTAGCTTCTTCTAATTCCAACGCTTCTTGTGGTGACTTAAAGCCCCACTTCCTCCTTATTAAAAGTTCGACATCTTGTAGCTTGCTCGTGTCTGTTCCTACATCTGCTTTGTCTATTGCTCCTCTAACAACCTCAGCTTTGTCCCAGGCCTTAGCTCTGCTCTGTGGGTCAATATCTCCTAACTGCTCTAAATCAACATCAAATACAATTTTTTGAGTAGGGTCATCTGGCCCCATATCAAAAAAGTTTTTCCACGCAGTTCCTATTTTATCTTCTATTACATCTTGAGCATCTTCTAATGTGCCTAGATCTTCTAAGGATTGGCTTAATTCAAAAGTGCCCTCTTTAACATCCCTAAGTTCTTCTTGGTAATTCTTTTCTGCTTGTTTGATGCTACGCCAGTTACCTATAACTTCTTCCTTTATGGATTCAAACGCACGAATCATACGCTCATCTCTATTTGGATCGTTCTTTAGTTTTAACTGTTGTTGTTTTATTAATTGGTTATATCGTTCCTTAAAGGGGGCGGCTTCTCTTTCTATGATATTCGATATATCCTTATCTTTCATGTTTGGTTCTAACTCTTCTAACACGCTTTCGAACCCCCCCTCAAACTCATCCTCCCTATCTGGGTATAACTCTGAACGCTCAAACCAAGTATTAGCTTTGACATTTATTTCCATCTGCTCTGCCATTGCTACTGCTTCAGGAGCTATAACAGGAACATCACTAATATTTGCACCACTGCTTAAGAATCCTTTCGGGTCCTCGCCTCCCGCATTAACATAATCTTTTAAGTTACTTTCAACATCCCTTAAGTCTTCTTTGGATAAGATAGCTGTTGACCTCGTCTTGATCTTTATAGCCATATCATTCAAGGGTAATATAGCCCTTCCATACGCCTTACGTTTAGACTCGTCGGCGTTATAAAAAGACATATATTGTAATAACTTATCAGCGTCTTTAGTTTGTATTAACTCAGCAGCTATTACTCCTGTATCCTTTTCAAAATCACCGCCAGTATCATCTAGTAATCTTTTCACGGTTTCAGCCCTAACTGCATCTAGTGCATCGTTTCCAGTTAAACCTCCAAGCACGGTAGTTAATGCAGGTCCAGCTAGGTTTGTTATATCTCTATAATTCTCGTCTTCGTCCTTCTCTATCTTCTCCCTAGCTTTCTGAATAGAGTTTCGCATGGCTATCGAATTAGTACGTATCTGTGCACCTTCTCTATTTATATTACCCAACTTTCCACCTTTACCTGTGAGGTCTATATCTAACATAGAGTTAAGCATATTCTCAGCTTTGTCGGGCTGTGGGTTATCTCCTACTAAGAGACTATCAATATTAGGTTTAGCAAAGCCACCCCAAAACAGCTCAACAACACGCGACCTAGGTATACGACTATCTTCTGATATACTATCTAGTGTAGTCTTTATATCGTTTTGTAGCAAAGCTCGGTCTTTCGGGTTATCGACAGCTATCAAAACATCTGCGTAATCTCTATTTAAATCCTCAATAACTAAACTTTCATTGAAGTCTTGAGTAGCTTTATCTCTTCTTTTTGTAGCGGTGGTAGCAAATCTGCTTTCAATATCTTCCGCATAATCCATGAAACCCTGCATAGCGAATTGAGAACTACCTAACTGACCTGCCATCTTCTGACGTTCTTCAGTTAATATACTTTCAATAATATCTTCATCACTATCTAGGTTCTGAGTCACCTCTTCCATCCTAGCTTCCAAAGAACTAGCGTAAGTAGTCTTAGCTTGTCTTTGTCCGATACGTCTACGAAAAGAACGTTGATAACCTACTAACTGTGATCGAGGCATTAAACCCGCCTCAAC